TGATCTTGCGGGACACTTACAAAAAGAAACATCATTTCCCATTACTCCAAACTTAAATTATTTGTTGACAGCGTTATCTGGTGAATATAATAAAATTTTTTATGGAAATACCAATGGTAGTTTTCATCCTGATTTTATTAAAGAATTCACTGAGAATGGATATAACTTTGAGTTTGTTTTGAGAGATATATGGATCAACTACGGTAACAAGTATGACTTTAGTCCCTTACATAAACACACAGGAGTTTATTCGTTTGTTTTGTGGGTAAAAATTCCATATAAATTTGAAGATGAAGAAAAAGTGTATCCCTTTACTAGTGATTATGGATCTTCGGGAAAGTTTAAATTTTTCTATCCAAAAGCAAATGTGCCAGGATGTATTGCAAATACCACTGTTGATTCTGTTGAATGGGACTTAATTCTTTTTCCCTCACATTTATTCCATACTGTATATCCCTTTTATACTAGTGATGAAGAGAGAATATCTATATCAGGAAATTTAAATTATGAACCAGTTAAAAAAGAAAACAAATGACAGAACTAAAAGATTGGCTTAACTCAATCAATCAAACCAAGAGGCATCTGATTGATGAAGATCCCTCTGTAGAAAAGGAATATCCTCCATACATCATCAACCGTTGTCTCTCTGGTCATTTGGACTGTATCATGTTCTCCAATGAGATGAACAGGTATAATTTCCTCCCAAAGAAGTTGCAATATGATTTTTATCTAAATAGTCTGAGGAAAAAGAAGAGGTTTTCTCCCTGGCTCCGACAAGATAAGATCAAAGACCTTGATTGTGTCAAACGTTATTATGGTTATAGTAATGAAAAGGCAAAACAAGCACTACGGATCTTGACAAAAGAACAACTTACATTTATTAAATCAAAATTTGATACTGGAGGATCGAAATGAGTGTCGTTAGAGAAAGTGAAGTGAGATGGTCACCAGAACAAATGGTAGAAGTGCTTCTGAGTGAACCAGATGACTTCTTAAAAGTACGTGAAACTTTGACTCGTATCGGAGTCGCATCTAGGAAAGAGAAGAAAATCTATCAGTCCTGTCATATTCTTCACAAGCAAGGTAGATACTTCCTTGTACATTTCAAGGAACTGTTTGCACTTGATGGCAAACATGCAAACTTGACACAGAACGATGTCCAACGTCGGAACCGTATTGCTCAACTGCTTGCTGATTGGGGTCTTATTGGCATTGTTGATGTAGAGAAGATTCAAGATATCGCACCACTTAATCAGATTAAAGTCTTGGCATATAAGGATAAGCAAGATTGGATCCTTGAGACCAAGTATAATATCGGTTCTAAAAAGAAGAGAACCGAAGAAACTGAATGAAGTTTCAAAAGTGTGGTCAATTATATAAATTCAACTCTGACAATATAATTACCAATAAAATAGAAACGATCGAGATCGTAGAAGAAACAAAAAGTATAGTTGACTTCATTGTTTCTTCTACGATTGACGTTTTCGATTGCGAACCAAATTCTGTCTATCTTAGAGGATCTTGTATTGACAGAAAACTAGAAAATGATACAACTATCGATATTGATGTTGTTCTTGTTTTTGATGACAATACTTTTTACAGTAAAGTTTACAATCTAGGACAAGAAATTTCTTTTTGTACATTTCCATATGTGGAAAACAAAATGTTTATTGCTGATAATCAGAAAGAAATTGAAAAAAATATTCTAGAAAAATTCAAAAAAAATGTAGAACTTGATATTGAATTATCATGCGAAGAATTTTTTCAGCAAAATCACCAAAAAAGATTTTTATCTAAACAAGTTTATGGTAAAGGAAAAAATTTATCTCTATCAAAATTAAATAAAGAAACTCTGCATCAATATTTAAAGAGTGATATATTACCAAATAGAAAAAAATACTGTTTGAAAAAACTTTATGAATTAAAAAATCAATTTTATTTGAATGTAGATTTTTTTGATGGTACAGAAATTAGAGTTCTTAAAAGTTTAATTAAATTATTTTACAGACAATATTCTTTAGATCTGCATTTAAATGAAAATTGTTTTAGTAAAGATGTTTACTACTGTCATAACATTTTAATTAAGACTTATCCACAATTGTCGAGTTACATTGAGAAAGTTCTTGATTTATTCTTAAATGTTGATAATTATTCCCATAATGATATAAGATTGATATTGACTGAGTTGGAATATGTTATCAATGAGATTGAGTATCTTTCTGATAATTATAACGAAGTAGAATTTTTCGTATAAACCGAACTGACATTTTTTTCTTTTTTGTGCTATAATATATAAATAGTGAGACTAACAAATTATCAGCAAGGTAAAACTTGAATTAACTGATCTGGAGTTAGTCTTGTATGAGGATGTAAAAGTCTTCATCTGAATAAGTTACTTTCAATCTAAGAATATGAACCTTCCATATGAGCTTTTAGCTGCATCTTTTAAAGCAGCTGTCGAAAACAATAAGTTTGCGAATGATCCTAGGATCAAAATTGTTAGAGGACAAACAGGATTAGGAAAAAGTTATTTCCAAGATAAAGAGATGCCAGTCATCTTGAAGAACGTTTTTCCAGACCTCAAATACATCATCAGAGTCTCTCCTACGACTGAGGTAGCAGATGACGGAACTTTTGTTGATGTTGATTTATTGAGTAATGATCAAACACTTTATCAATATTATAATAATTTAGATTCAACAACTATTAGAAATATTGAGGGTCTCTCAAAAAGAACTGATGTTGTTGCCTGTGTTTCTGTAACTCACTCTTATTTTTCACTGTATTTTGATAGAATTCTTGAATTAGCACCAAATGCAGTGGTTGTTATTGAAGAAGCACACCAATATGTTGGATGTGGTGATAAGGGTGGTGAAGCATACATCACTACTTATGGATATCATAGTCAATATAAGGCAAGTACAATCGATAATTTCTTTAAGTGGGCTGAGGTAAATCCCAGAATTATTGGATTTACCGCAACTGTTACAAAACACCATGAAGGTGATAAGAGTCTTACCGATAGATTCTGGATTTGCAACGAAATGCCAGATAAAAGGTCATTAATTGCTAGTCAAGCATGGTTAGGAAATGTTATTGAGTACCCATTCGTAAAACATTCTGGAAGAAATTCAATCTCAAAGTATATTGGTGATAGTGTTGAAAAAATTAGGAATACCGAGAGCAAGTTAGCACAACTACAAGAGTTTGATCCAAACATTGTATGTAAAAAAACAGGACTTTTTCTAGCAGGAACTAAAGTTGGCACTTGGGGTGCATCTATTGATGATGTTCGTATGGAACTGTCTGAATATCTTTTGGGAACGGGTGAAGATTCAGACTCTAAGATGATTGCCACTATGACCGAAACTGGCATTCGTGTTTGGGATTTGAATGGTAATTCAGAAACCATTAGATGTAATGATTCCCAAGAACTTATTAGAAGACTTGAAGACCCTGAAAACCCTTTACGATATGTGATTGTAGTTAACCGTGCTAGATCAGGAATCAATGTTCACAACTTTCATGTTGAAGTTGTATGTCGTCTTCGTGATCCAAAAGAAATTAGAACCCTAATTCCACTTCAAATTTATGGAAGGATGGTTAGAATTGATGTTGGTACAGGTAACATTATTCGACAAAAGTACAAGAACAATATAGAATTGTACATTAAAGAGTATAGTAAAGAGTATGGTATTCCCATTGAAGTGGTAATTGAAACCATTAAGGTTTCTAATAATTTTGATATTTGGTATCCAGATAATCCAAAAATTAAAAGGACGTGGAGAGATTCAATTCAAGATTTTAAAGATGATTATGTAAATATAATTGAAGAAGGACATGCTTGGTTAGATAAAAAGTTTATTAGTGATTCTCCAAAAATAGATCTTTTACCCATCAATTTGCAGATAGAAGTTGAGTGTCCATGTGATGGCAGTAAATTCATGGTGAATGTGAATAAAGAAGTGGAGGATTGGAAAGGAGATGGAACATTAGACGCATTTTTCAATATCGTATAAACCGAACATATAATTATTAAAAGTGTGCTATAAATATGTGTGGATGCCTTCGGGGTCCACACAATCAAATCTCGCTTTACAAGGAGAAGTACAATGACAAGCTTAATGAAGTATAACGCCGCTAATTTGAATCAGTTTCTAGACCTTATAAATAGAAACAGCATAGGTATGGAAGATTACTTCGATCGTATCACGACGCTGCATGAGACGACGAGTAATTATCCTCCATACAATCTAGTCACGGTTAGCAACGTAGAATCGAGACTGGAACTAGCATTAGCAGGTTTCAAAAAGAAAGAAGTTTATGTCTACACACAAGACGGTAAACTCTTTGTCGAGGGACAAAAAGAAGACAAAGAGACAGGAACAGAGTATGTCCACCGAGGAGTGGCTCAGAGATCTTTCACCAGATC